CTACATATTTAAAAGTTGTTTTTATCATATATCTCAATAGCAATAGAAATTCTTGGTTTGTTTGTTAAATTTGTTTCAACTGAATGAACCAGATAATTGGGGAACAATAATAACATGCCAGTATGTGGTGTTATTCTGTGATATGTTCTACCTTTTTTATATGTGTCATTCACTACTTGGTTATCTCTCCAACGAACTGCACCTCTAGGGTCATGTAAAAGAATATCACCTTGATTATCTTCTACCGACACATAATATACACCTACCATCATCGCTAAATGATGAAAATGTGGTGTATCATTACCATTAGGTTCAATGATGTTAACTCTACCACGCATATAATTTGGTTGCCAATCATATTCTTCCGATATACTTTCAACCTCATTGCGAATGAATTGTTTCAAGTATAACACACCTTCACCAGGTTTGTCAAATATATTTTCGTTAAACTTATATTGAGAAACTTCAGACGATATTGTTTGACAGAATTTGTTATCATATAAGTCGAATGACCATAATGGTGTACCAAATAAATTTTGATTCATTTTAATACGATAATAATTGTATTAAATTATTTTTTATGCTGTTGAAATTTTCTTCATTATCGTAAACATGATCCGGCAAAGCAAAATTTAATCGGCCTCTGCGACCATTTTTTATTGCGGTACAAACAATCATTATTGCATTGTCGTTTTTTACCGACTCTTTAATATCATCATGCAATATTTCTTCAAGATGAATATCTTCTACACCTTCTACGGTTTTTAAAAAATTAATAAGATTTAATTGTAATTCTGTTGGTGTTAATAACACACGTTTAACATAGTCTAAACGAACCATAAAATAATCATCCGGACGAACATAATAAACTGTTTTACCACAATTAAAGCATTTGTTACGGACACAAAATTGAGCATCGTTACCAATTAACGTTTCATCTTCTATTCTAATGTACGCACATGATATCAAATTTTTGATTTCATTTATCAAATGCATATATGAATTTTCATCAATAATTGAATTTGGCACAACAAAAGCAAATTCAACCTGTTCTTTATCTTCTGTAGTAAACAAATAATCGAAATAAGTTACTTCATTATAATCGTAATTGATATTATCAATTTGGTCAATCAAATGTTGTGGCACTTTTGTCACTTGCAATGAAATTACACCATCAATTTTGGTTGATTCATCAATCATCTTTTGTATTGCAGGTGTAATTTGTATCATTATGCTTCTACCCTTGATTTACCATAAACTTCAACCTCGTTTAATATACCAATCTTTTCTTGTACCACTTTGATTGGTATAATCTTTTGTTTCTTTTTTTCTTCGTGTTGATATGCTGTACCCCAAATATCTTGTCGATACAAGGGTAATTTATCTGACTTAATTGTAACAGGAATATAACCTGTTATTTTTTGTATAGCAAGTGCTAATAATACAACATTATCCGAATAAGCATTATCGCAAGTAATATCCCAATATTTACCATCAAGATACATACAAGAACCTTTACATAAATGTAATACAGGACAATCAGTACAATTCACTTCGTTTGTTCTGCTCTTCCAATGTGTTACAGACTTTAATTCTACATTATCATAATCTTCTAAATTGCCACCAAGGTGTGGTTCGTCATTCTTACTTGTTTCTTTTACTGAAACATTTTGACAAGTAACTACATTACCTTTTAAATCCAATGCAATTGTCTGCTCATCTTCCATGCCACACTTTTGACCAACGTATTTAGATTCAACGTGAGCTAATGTTCCACGGACAAAGTTATCAATTTTATCATATACTACACCAAAATTAATTTTTCCGTCAGAAGCAAATAATTCGCCAAATGCTTGTCGCCTATATGAAAAATGTTCATCTAAAGATGTTAGAGAACTGTTAACACCATCTTCATCATATGCGTCAATAAATCCACCCTCACCAATACGAACATTTGGGTCTCCAGTAAAATCAACAAACCAATCATAAATTGCTTTACGACTTACGTTTTTGTTATTCATCATCGTATTAAAACTAATACGATTTTGTGGTTGCATAACTTTATAAAATTCTAATACAATTTTTTTCTTTTCGGGGTCTAAGAAAGGATCTGGACCTCTAACAGATTGACCTGGTCCGTCATGACTAATACCTACACCAAAACCCATATAATATAACCAAGAACAAATTTCTCTCGTTAATAACGAACCGTTTGTGATTACGGAAAATTGTGGTTTTTTACTCCAATGGCTAAACTTTGTTACGAAAGCTTCTGCTAATGGTTTTAATGTTTTCCAGTATACAAAGGGTTCGCCGCCCCAAAATTCTACCTTCAATCCATTTTCTTCTGTAATGTTGAGAACATTCAACTTATTCATGAAATCATCTATGTCTTTCTTAGATGTTTCTGGTGGTCTTTCGACAAACTTTTGTGAACAATAATCGCATGAATAATTACAAGATAAACCTAATTGTATCTTGATGAGTGTAATATCTTTCGATTTTTTTAGTGGCTGTTCTTTAGAAAACGGAACAGTTTCTTTGAATTCTGGTCTTTGTATAGTGGGGTATTCAAATACTTTACCATCACTATCAGTTAAAACATTATTTGTATTGTCATAATAAAATGTTTTTTTATCATCACCACTTTTTTCAGCTTGAATTTCAAATATCATAATTATCCTTAAATTACTTCAGTTATATTACCAACAATTACCACAAAAACAAGCACAAGCACAGAATGTGCAATCACAATTACAATTATAACTTGTATTTGTAGTGGTACAGTTATAGGTACAAGCACAGTTACAATTTCCTTGTAACCAATTTTGGCCATCACAATTTGCACAATTTACGCCACCACTAATAATACAATTGTTACAATTTATGTTACCACAATTACAATTATTTGTGCAATTGCCATTATCACAATTGCCATCTACATTTCTAGCATACCATGCACGGTCATGTAAAGAATTCAAATTTGTTACGCCATCTTTTGTGTATGCCTGTATCCAACTCATTTGATTACTAAATGCTCCGCCTGTTTCATTCGAAACGTCTGAAAAAGCGATTTGTCCTGATGCTGGTAAAGTCATTTAATGTGTATCCTAATTGAATATTTTATTTATATCAGTTATAAAATGATGTTCTGTGTGGGTCAAATGGTGATACTGCCACCATATCTTCGTAATTTCTTGTTTCTTTTGCTTTATCTTGTAATTCTCGTAATACTTTTTCCTTATTGTTATGTTCATAATAGAGTCTTTGTTTTTTTGACATTTCTCTTTTAATTGACATAATGCTCCTTTAAGGTTGTTTAGAATTCTTTCGGTCGTTTAGTTTTATGGTTTGCTTTAATTGTATTACCTGGTATAGTTTCAGCCATCCTTTGAATTACATATTTTTCAAAGGTAGAATCTGGTTGACCAGTTCCAGGTGTGGACATTCTGATTCCGTCACCAAATCGTGGTAAATTCTCAGCAGAATGATACTGTTCTAAGTGGGGATTATCTTTTTTAAACTGGTCAAGAACAGTATATGACATTCTATGTTCAGAGATTTCACCAGTTTCTTTATTTTTAAAGTCGTAAGTAGGCATAATATTATTTATAAGATTGATTAGGAGTAAACCAAGAAGGTACGGGTCTTGCATTTACTTTTCCTTGCCAAGTTGCTAAGTGAACCTTATTTAGGTTGTAGTAGTTACGATACGAAGCAAGAGAATCACCAGGTATTTTACACTCGTCAGGCATAGCAGGAGTAGGTTCAGTAAATGGCAAATCTGAAATATTATTAGGTGCCTTACTCAATGTATTCAGTAAACGAGAACACGCATGAACTTTACCATAACGATAGGTAAATTCTGAAAGCAATTCTTTCCACAGGGAATATAACCAGAGATAGTTTTCTCTTGATTGGCGACACCAGATTGCGCTTGGATGATTGATATGAGAGGCCAACATCAACTCATTCTCACGCTCATCTAATAACTTCCAGCGTTTGATATTGCGATTATTGGCTGTTTTACCAAGATACTCTGCGCCATCAATGACACGGTGTGCAGTAGAAAGCAATTGTGCATACTCAATACACATCTTGCTTGAGTGTGAATTAACGTGCATTTCTGCACAGATTTTAGGTTCGGGGTGTATAAAAAATATATTCATAATGTATAGTATAACACAATCAAATGTAAAAGTCAATACTTCCAGTCTTTACAATAGCCATGTTTCTTCAACTTTGCCAATGCCTTTTCACATTTCTCGCCAATATCGGTACGATACTGTGGATCGTTACCAACTTTTACTTTTTTAACATTGGCATATGCTTTATCTCTTGCCTCACTAATAGTATCACCAACACCGGTGAGAACAATGATATAAGAACCAGCAGTACCTAATTCGGGAATGTTTTCACATAGTTCTCCATCAATCATCTTCATGGTGCTTGAGAGTTTCATCTCACACGGGTGTAAATTCTTATAGTCAATGTCATCTGTCAATACAGGAAAATCCAAGTAATCATCTTCGTCACGCTTGTTGAATGGAAAATCAGCATTTGCAATGACCACACCAACTGTTGTTTTGTATTCCACTTCTAATGTATTCTTACCTTTGACACAATCTAACATCCACTCAGCAGGATCCTCATTTATCATACAAGGTTGCATGATGTTCCACATAGGATAACCAGGCCTCGCAGTCCATTCCATTGGCCATGGCGTTCCGTCTTTCTCATCTACGATAACATTCATGTCTAACATACCAACGTAACCAATCTCTTTTAAAGTCTTTTCCATTGGTTTCATCAGTATGTCTGCTAACTTGGATTGTTTGGTGTAACGAATAACTGTTCCCATTTCACCTGTATTTACGCCTAAGTCACCATTCATTTGTTTCTTAAACTCAAAACCTTCTGCCCAAAAATCCATCCAACCGGCAGGACCAAAGATACCAGTTACAGCAATTTCTGTACCAGCTCTAAATTCTTGTAATATGAAATACGGGGCGCCATTTTTACCTGAATTCTTACGCTTGGTTAAGAATCCAATAAGGTCGGCTTCGTCTTTTGCTACATATGAAAGTGTTTTATCTTCTTCTTCACCACATGGTTTGCAGACATAACGCTTTGGATTATCTTTAACAAATTTAATAGCTGCATCGTAATTTTTAAATTCGGTAGAAGGTATAATTGGTCCTTTAAATGCTTTAATCACATTTTGACCATGCATTCTGTCCAATTCTAGTTTAGCGGCACGTTTACCAGGTCCGAATACAGGATAACCTTTTTTAATATAAGAATCAATCTCATCCATGTGCTCAAGGTTGTCTGCTGAGTAAATTAAATCAGCAACATCCATATATTTTTTCCAATTGGTGACTTTATCTACTAAACCTTGACCAATATGGGAAGAACGAGAACCTTTGGTATACCATTTTACAGTATGACCAAAGGCTAGACAACGGAGGCACCAGTCGAGATTAAGACCTGAAGGGTCTATTACCAGTATGAACATTTGAAATCCTAAGAGTTTATTGAACTATACTCTTATTTATTCATCGTCAGTTTGTGGAGATTCCACAACTTCTTCTTTTATAGGTTCAGTTGGAAATGGCCATGCCGCATTTGCATCTAATTTCTTAGCTTTTTCTTTTGCACTACCAAACCATTGGTCCAAATCATCTAAATCATCATTAGATAAATCTTCAAAGAAATCTTCGTCTTGAATGATGTCTAGACGACCATCAAATACAAATCCTGAACCTTTAAGAAACAATTCAAATTCTTCTAACAGACGGTCTAAAGAAACAGCATTAAATTCAAAGGTGAGTTTACTGTCCCCTTCTTCTAACCAATTATCATCTTCGGGTTGTTTAATGAATGTATACTTACTCATAGTTTTGGAATCTCTACATTTGTTGATTTAAGTGATTTAACTTTCTTTGCAATATCTTCAGATGATACTGTTTGCATAGCAAATTGCTGAAATTGTGAATAAGAATCTTTTACTTTATAAGATGTCTTGCCACCTGTTGCAGCTGAATCAGAGAAGAATAATGCAGCACCACCCTCCATCAACGGTGCAATCTCTAATACTAAATCCATATTAACTAATACTTTGCAGTTTTTTTCAACTGACGTAACTTCAACCAATAACATTCTATTCCCCTTTTTCAGATTTAACTTCTTTATACTTCGCTAATTTTGCTCTTGATTCGCTTGCTTCTGCATCAATCAACATTTTTCTCCAATGATTGTGCTTTGTGCCATCCAATAA